CAAACTGCTGGCTGGTGAGTCGTAAAGGCCCTGCTGTCAAGGTCGCTGTTAGGGTTCCCAAGGTGTTACCACCTTTGGGATCCTCCAGTGAAACCTTGCAGCAAGGACTCGACGAAGCGGTCGAGGATGGCGATGATTTGGTTTTTCAGGTTCACCTTGGCGCAAAAGCCACGGTGTTTCTGGTAGCCATAATCATCCAATTCCTCTACGTGTTCCATGATTCTATCTGGGAGGCCTACTCTGTAGGCCTCTCTTTTAGTCCCATGGTAAACGTCCTGTAACGCACTTGTGCGTTCCTTGTGGTTTCTGATATGCAGCTAGGACTTGTAAGGTCCTTGCCATTAGGTATCTCTCCTAATGGAATATCAGAAGCGAGTTACGACATCGTGCTAAGGAAAGATAACCTCTATGAGGAGGGTCTTTGAAAAGCCTGATGTCACTCTGGATCAAGATGGCAGAAGAACTTGCCATCTTATGCTGCACTAGCGCCACTTCTGACATTAATACGGTCAGAAGGCGGTACGAACATGAGGGATTATCGTTTCTTACGATAATCCTACCTGAACTTGGAAAGTCTACCCAAAAGTGGATAGACCAAGGACAGGTCGGTATCAACTCGTCCTTTTCTAGTGGACGAGGAAGTCTCCCCCTATTTCTAGGAGGTTTCTTCAACCGTGTGTTCGACCGGAGAAGTGGTCTATTGCTTGACAATCCGTCCGTTGATGCTATCTTCGCTATCCGACAGTTAACACTGTCCTTTGGCAAGATTTCCCTGCCGTGCAGTGATGCACGTGTTCGGAAAGCAATGGATGGATATGTCAAGTGTGAGCAGGATGTTCGTCAGTTCGACAAGGACGTCACTCAGAAAGATTTGAATGACTTCCGCAATATGTCGAATCTCCTGTTTAGCGAAGTTTTCCAACAAATGGATAGAGATGTCCATTATGGAGAGCTTCTTCCTAAACATGGTCCAGGTGCAACAGCTGATCGTCTTACCAGTAATGGTAAGTATGACCAGCGTACTTGGACGACAAGACTATCTAAGGTCTTTCCTTTAGATAGATATCTTCTTCCAAACGCTCGATTTTTCGAGACATTGGAGAAGGTAGACATCCTCGAACCTGGCGATGAGATGCCCGTAAGGGTCATCACAGTGCCTAAAACGTTAAAAACACCAAGGATAATCGCTGTGGAGCCAACCTGCATGCAATACATGCAGCAGGCTTTACTCCGAAGCTTCCTTGTAGCCTACGACAGGGATGAACTCCTGCGTGGACTTATCGGCTTCGATGACCAAACTCCTAATCAGAGAATGGCCCAAGAAGGTTCTCTTGATATGAGAACAGCGACACTAGATCTTAGTGACGCTTCCGATCGTGTTTCTAACCAGCTCGTAAGAGCTATGCTGTCGCAATGGCCTAACTTGCAAGAGGCTATTGATGCAGCTAGATCTAGGCGGGCTGACGTACCGGGACACGGAGTTATCCGTCTCTCTAAGTACGCGTCTATGGGTTCAGCGCTCTGTTTCCCCGTGGAAGCCATGGTATTCACTACCATAATCTTCTTAGGGATACAGCACTCGCTCAATAGACCGCTGACCAAGAAGGATATAAAGTCCTTTCTTGGTTCGGTGCGTATCTACGGGGACGACTTGATTGTTCCCGTTAGACATGTGCTGTCTGTCGTACAGGCTCTCGAGCATTTCGGTGCACGAGTTGGCCTGGACAAGTCTTTCTGGACTGGGAAGTTCAGAGAGTCTTGTGGTAAGGAATACTTTAATGGACATGACGTTTCTATCGTCAGAGTCCGGCAAGTGTTACCTCACACGACAGCAGACGCTGCTGGTGTTATTTCTACAGTATCTCTGAGGAACCAGCTTTTTCATGCTGGACTCGTCGATACTGCAGAATGGCTGGATCACCGGCTGGAGGGAATATTGAAATATTACCCTACAGTTGGCCCGGACTCACCAGTGTTGGGCAAGGAAGCGTACCTTCAACCTTATCAGGTTGATAAGATGCATCCTTACCTGCATAGCCCTCAAGTTCGGGGCTACACCGTGCAGGCCAAACCACCAGTAGATATACTGGATGGTGAAGGAGCCCTGCTTAAGTGCTTACTTAAGCTGGAGACCAGTGATTATACAAGGGGTGTCAACGGATACGTTGATTCAGTCCCCTGTTACTGGCCCGGCACGTACTCCCTAAGCCGAACTAGTAATAGTTCGATTACAAGGAGTACTTCCTCTCGGCTACCAACCGGGAGTCAAGATGAGAAGCACTTAGAGCGTTCTGG